TACGGGTCACTCAGATTTGGCTTTTATGCCAGTGGAACTCACTTTCACAACTGTGAAGTGTTTTATTTGACAACAATCCACGAAGAAGAGGACATCTAATGGACGTACCATTTACGGTAACCACTAAAGGCCCGACTTACATTCCCGGCGGCACTGCAGTAACTTGGCAGAAAACCGTGAACGGGGTTAAGTCTGTTCCTGTGGTGAAAACTGTGAAGCCGTACCTCCTAATTCTTGGCAATTACGATTTCCAAAAGGTAATCGGATTCACTGCGCAAGCAGACAAGGGTTATTTGTCACCGACGGACGTTAGTTGGCAGGAAACCTACCAGTATAGGTCCGATGTTACACGGACTCTGGATCAGGTTTCACCTTCTGCCAAACGGGCGTACAATCGGGCGTATGAAAAGCTGCTAGTCCGCTATCGCGGAGACACAGCTGATCTCCTCGCACTCTTCGCTGAAAGGAAGGCCGCCGGTGAAATGATATTCAACCGGTTGCACCAACTTGGTCAGCTCATTGACAACTCTGTTGACTTGAGACTGAACTCCAAGCTTCTCCTACAGCAGAAAGATTGGCGTAAGTCAAAAGTCCGGAAATTGACCACGCAGCGTACGGCAATCATTGCCCGTATTGCTGCGTTAACAGCGTCAACTCCGACAGGTGTTATGCAAAAGACATCTGTGCTACGTAAGAACCAAAGCGTTTTCTCTACACCAGCCGAGTTGATTCTCGAGATGAGGTGGGGTTGGCTCCCTATGGTTAGCGACATCTACACCGCTCTAGACACATTCCACCGGAACATGAAGTTCCCTGTAAGGGGAAACGATTTCTACGGCATTGATGTGGATAGGTCTGTTACTGGTTCTTACACCGGTATGACCCAAGGTATTACTGGCAAATTTAAAATTGCCATTGGGGGCGACATTAATATCATGTCCGGAGTCTTTGGAGAGTTTGAACGGTTAGGAATTTCTAACCCTCTTCAGGCGCTTTGGGAGATCACGCCATATTCATGGCTGATAGATTGGGTGGCTAATGTCGGTGAGTTTATTTCCTCATTAGATGATAGCCTTGCGATCAAGCTCGATAATATCTATCTCACTCGCACCGTGAAAGCTGTCGAGACGGGTCGGTATTGGACACATTCAGGAGTTGACCAGCGTCATTACCAACGTCGTGTAGTTTATATGAAACGTGATAAACTCACGTCCGTACCACTACCCAAGCTGGAGCTGCATACCCCTGATATGTCATTCTGGCGCTGGGCAACTCTGTCCTCGCTAGTTGTTCTAAAACTGAAGAGTGTAAAAACTCTTCGCTCGTTAGGGAAATAATTCCCCCGAGAACTAATTGAGACATTAATTATGCCACTATTGGCCGATATCACCGTCAAAAAAGCAGACGGTACAACCAACGTAGTATTTGTTGCCAAGCAGGCAAGTTCAGGTGATAAAAACCCTGCAACTTGGTCTTGTGACGGCGCATCTGTGTACCGCAGCCAGCGTCCGTCGTTCAGTGCTTCCGCACAGTTCAACGGCCCGCGTACCGCGCGTCGAGTAAATGCCAAAATTAACTGGCCTTTCACTCGTCTGGTTGATGCGGTCCCGGTCATTGTACAACGCGGTCAACTTGACGCGTCCGTGCTTGTCCCCTTGGATCTCACTGATACCGAGATCAATGAGTTTGTGCATCAGTCGTGTAACATTCTTGCGTCAGCGCTTTTCAAGGCGATGGCGTCCGAAGGTTACGCAGCTACCTAAAACGTAGCTAACTCCGATCACAACTCTCAAGGAAACCACAGATGACGCTAGATCATAATGTTCTGCGCCTGGCGAATAAACTTTATTCGCAACTCGACACTGCACGTTCGCTAACTTGCTGCATATTAGCGAGGTACGGACAGTGGGAGGATTTAGTCATGTTGACTTGTCCTCCGTTGATGTATGAGCCATTGTTCTTCAACGGTGTTGAAAAATACCGCAGGGACATACAAGCAACTGAGTTTCTAAGGAAGTGCGAGGGTTTACCCATCGTACGTAACTTAGAGAATCTTGCTCGAAAAGGCTTCTACGCGTGTGAACTCCAGTGCAAACTCACGAATGACCGGCTGGACCATCACTACAGTAACCCCGTCTTCACGACGGAGCTGCAGTGGCGGGCAGATCGGTATCTTGAGAAGTCACGAAAGTGGCTGCATAAAGTTCTTAAGGACCTCCCTCCGTCTCTTGACGGTAGATTTGGCCCTGGCGCAACTTTCGAGTCTAAGGATTGGCGATTGTCTCACGGCATGGTTGCCTATGACAAGCTTCAATTCTCTCCCAGTATAACTTTTGGGGCCGTAGAGCTTGAGGACCACCTTGTGTGGGATTCCTGCCTACAGTATTCCTGGAGTTACGCTGTTGATGGACGATTGATCCCACGTGTTCACGGTGACCGTTTCGCAACGGCACCGAAGTCGGCAATTGCACGCCGACCTCTTGCTATACAGCCGGGCGTTAACATGCTCGGCCAACTAGCCATGGGAGCTGCACTTTCACAGGTGCTTCTACGCACTGGAATTGATATACGGGGCGACCATGCAAATGGGCGCACTCCGGCTCAATCCAAACATCGCTCTTTAGCTCGCCTCGCGAGCATACGGAATGATGATGCGACAATCGATCTGACTAACGCAAGTGACACGGTAGCCAAACGTCTTGTGAAGCTTCAATTCCCGGAGGAATGGTTTAACGTGATGGACTCCCTGCGCGCAGAGTCGACATTGATCAAGGGGCATCAGTTCCTTGATTCTGTGCCGGCAAATGAGCGTTGGGTTCGCCTTGAAAAGTTCTCCGCAATGGGGAACGGTTATACATTTGAGCTTGAGACATTGCTCTTTTGTTCACTGCTACACGCAGTGGGGTGTCGTATCGGGATTGATACATGGGTGTACGGAGATGATATTATTCTCCCGCGCTCGCTATCCCGTGACGCAATAGCTTTCTTACAATATTGCGGCTTCACGCCGAATATGCGTAAGACATTCACAGATGGTTACTTCCGTGAAAGTTGTGGCGGGGATTTTCTTAACGGGTCTGATGTTAGACCTTATTATCTAAAGGAGATTCCTAGTGCCCCTTCCGAATGGATTTCAGTTGCTAATGGCCTGTGGGAAGTTTCCACAAAGTGGGGAATACCCGCTCTTATGGCTGTACGAAACAATGCGCTGGATAATGTGCCTTCTGATATCCGTAGGTGCCGAGGGCCTCAGGCCTTAGGTGACTTAGTTGTTCACGACTCGGAAGAGAAGTGGCTAACTACTATAAGGTCATCGATTCGGTACATACGAGTATGGCGTCCTGTTACTCCTCTTAAAGAACTCTTCTATAGACGGAAGGTTCGTGATTGTCGTTTCGGGCCTCCCAGGCCTGGCGATTATCGCTGGATCACAACACGTTTGTCGAAGCGTTATAATCGAGGAGTGCCTCACACCGTAGCCCTTATGGGGCTACCGTCCGACGGTCTAGCAGCTAGAGATACTATAGCTGGTTACCGCTTCGGGCGCGTTGCTTGGAGCTAATTCCCGGTTGGGAGCTTAGCAGCACATCACTCTAACGAGG